GGTGGAAGAATGTATACAGACTGGCCCTGCATGAATCATGCTGGTTGTATAAAATTAGGATAATAATATGGCAACTTCAGGAACAACAACATTTAATCCAGATCTCAACGAGATTGTAGAAGAAGCATTTGAAAGATGTGGTGCTGAACTTAGAACTGGATATGACTTAAGAACTGCAAGACGCAGTTTAAATTTGCTTACAGCAGAGTGGGCAAACAGAGGCGTTAATCTTTGGACAATCGAAGAAGGCACAGTTAGTTTAGTCTCGGGTACTGCAACTTATAATCTACCTACTGACACCATTGATATTATTGAACAAGTTATTAGGACAGGTTCAGGTACTACTCAAAACGATATTAATATTAATCGAATCTCAGCTCCTACATGGGGATTAATTCCAAATAAAAATAGCACAGGCAAACCAATACAGGTGTGGGTAAACAGACAAGTAACTCAACCTACTATTAATGTATGGCCTGTACCTGATACAAACAATTACACGTTTGTGTATTGGAAACTAAAAAGATTAGATGATGCAGGTAACGGTGTTAATACGCAAGAAATACCATTTAGGTTTTACCCTTGTTTAGTTGCAGGATTAGCGTATTATTTAAGTTTAAAAATACCAGGTGCAGTAGATAGAATGCAAATGTTAAAACAAGAGTATGAAGAACAATGGATGTTAGCATCTACTGAAGATAGAGAAAAAGCTGATTTAAGACTCGCACCTAGGTATCAGCATATATAGGGGCAAACATGGGTAGACGATATACCTCTGGCAAACATGCAATCGCAGATTGTGATAGATGTGGGTTTCAATATAAATTAAAAGAGTTAAAGTCTTTATATGTTAGAACTACAGATACTCACATAAAAGTTTGTAAAAATTGTTGGGAACCAGATCACCCACAAAATATGCAGGGTATGTATCCTGTTGATGATCCGCAGGCAGTGCAAGATCCAAGACCTGATACAAATTTAGTGGATTCGCGTAACTATCAGTGGGGTTGGGATCCAGTAGGACTTAATAATTCATTGCAATTAACAGGACTAGAAGATAATTTAGAAGCGACAGGGGCAATAGGAACTGTTACAGTAACAACTACTTAGGAGTATAATATGAACAACGATAGAAAAGGATGTAAACCAAGTTATAAACAGCCTCAACCAGGACCCGCAGTTAATTCAAATGGCTATCCTGAAAAGGATGTCAAAACATCTGGTGTTAAAATCAGAGGTACAGGCGCTGCTACAAAAGGTACAATGGCTCGTGGCCCTATGGCATAAGGATAAACAATGGCGGCTTTAACATATGCACAACTCGTAGCTGAAGTACAAAGCTATACTGAGAACCAGTTTAGTACAACTGATATTGATACGTTTATTAAACAAGCGGAAGAACGCATTTATAATACAGTGCAGATTCCAGACTTACGACGTAATCAAGTAGGCACAACGACAACAGGTAATAAATATTTAACTACGCCTTCTGATTGGCTTGCAACTTATAGTTTAGCTGTGATTGATAGCAACAATGAATACACTTATCTTTTAAATAAAGATGTTAATTTTATAAGGGAATCTTTTCCTGATACGGACGCTGCTTTTTATGGGAAACCTAAATACTATGGTATTTTCGATGATAACACATTTATTCTCGGGCCTACGCCAGACGATAATTATACTGTTGAGCTGCACTTTTTTTATTATCCCCCTTCTATTGTTACTGCTGGGACTACTTGGCTTGGGAACAATTTTAGTAGTGCTTTACTATATGGAACTCTTTTGGAAGCGGCTACTTACATGAAAGAAGAAGCTGATATTTTAGCTAATTATAATCAACGTTATACAGATGCTTTATCAATGCTTAAACAACTAGGCGATGGTAAAGACAGAACAGATGCATATAGAACTGGACAGGCTCGATACCCTGTTCAATAAGAAAGGAGAGGTATGAATATTGATGGATTAATGAATTATGAAGTACATACAACGCATGGTCGAGGCCATACGCCCGAAGAAATAGCAGAGTTTGCATTAAGCAAAATCATGTATGTAAGTAAAGATGCAAACCCTTTAATTAGGGATCAAGCAGAAGCTTTTAGAGACTATATCAGAAAGGTTTTGGTAGAAGCTCTAAAATCAGCGGTAGAGTCTGACCGCGTAACATTAGCGAATAGATTGCGAGAAGCAGGACATTCAGAAATAATTAAACTATTGGAGAATTAAAATGGCAATTTCACAAGCAATGTGTACGTCGTTTAAAGTGGATATCTTAAGTGGGGGACACAACTTTAATACGACCAATAGAGCTTTAAGTTCTAACACACAAGATACATTTAAAATAGCTTTGTATACATCGTCAGCAACATTAGGTGATAGTACAACAGCATATACAGCCCCATCAGATGGCACAGCAGATCCTACAGATACTAATGAAGTTACAAGTACAGGTACAAACTACACTACAGGCGGTAATACACTTACTGTTGGTACAATACCTCAGTCTAGTTCAACAACAGCTTTTCTAGGATTTAGTAATACGTCATGGTCTAGTGCAACTATTACAGCACGAGGAGCATTAATTTATAACTCTTCTAATAGTAATAAATCTGTAGCAGTTTTAGACTTTGGTGGAGACAAAACATCAACATCGGGAACATTTACAATTAACTTCCCAACTGCTGATGCTACAAGCGCTATTATTAGAATAACTGCTCCATAATAGGAGGTTAATATGGCTCTTGTTTTAAAAGACAGAGTAAAAGAGACCACAACTTCGACTGGTACTACTACCATTACGCTTGCTGGCGCCGTTACAGATTTTCAATCTTTTTCAGCCATAGGCGACGGTAATACTACGTATTACACGATAGCTCTATCAAATGGAGATGAGTGGGAAGTAGGTCTAGGTCAATATACGGCATCAGGTACTACTTTATCTCGTGATACAGTCCTAGCTTCCTCTAACTCTGGTAGTTTAGTTAATTTTTCTGCGGGCACTAAAGATGTTTTTTGTGTGTATCCTGCAGGTAAATCCGTGTATTCTGATAGCAACGGAGATGTTGATGTGTCTGGTGAAATCACTGGACAAGAAATGACAGCTTCAAACGGATTATTTGTTAATAATAAAACAGTAGGCTCAGACTATACAATTCCTACTGGATATAATGCAACGAGCACAGGCCCCATGACTGTAACTTCAGGCGTTACAGTTACCATTCCAACAGGATCAAGATGGCTGGTGCTCTAAATGTTTTCAGACAGCCCTTTTTCTAGTGCCCCGTTTTCCTCACTAGGGGGAACATCAGTTGAGGTCGCTGTTACTGGCGTTACGGCTGAAGGTGTATTAGGAGAAGAAACAGTATCTGCTGGTGCTATTGTAGCGGTTACCGGCGTTACGGCTGAAGGTGTATTAGATAGTGTAACTATAACAGCAAGTGCTACTGTAAGTGTCACCGGAGTGACCGCTGAAGGCACACTTGGCGAAGAGACAGTCACAGGTGATGCAAGCGTCACTTTAACTGGAGTAACTGCCGAAGGTGTTATTGATGATGTAACCATCACTGGCGATGCAAGCGTCACTTTAACTGGAGTAACTGCCGAAGGTGTTATTGATGATGTAACCATCACTGGCGATGCAAGCGTCACTTTAACTGGAGTAACTGCCGAAGGTGTACTAGGCGATGTAGAAGTAGAAGTTGGTATTCCTGTAACAGGAGTTACTGCTGAAGGTGATATAGGCACAGCCACTGTTTCTGGTAGTGCTACTGTAAGTGTTACTGGAGTAACTGCTGAAGGCACACTAGGCGAAGAGACTATTTCTGGTGGGGCTACTGTAGATGTTACTGGCGTTACAGCTGAAGGCGTTATTGATGATGTAACCATAACAGCAGGCGCTACTGTAGATGTTACCGGCGTTACAGCTGAAGGAACCCTAGGCGAAGAAACTGTTTCTGGTGATGCTACTGTAAGTGTTACTGGAGTTACTGCTGAAGGCGTTATCGATGATGTAACCATAACAGCAGGCGCTACTGTAAGTGTCACTGGAGTTACAGCTGAAGGCACACTCGGTGAAGAGACAGTCACAGGGGATGCAAGTGTAACTTTAACAGGAGTTACAGCTGAAGGTGATGTAGGTGATGTAACAGTAGAAGTAATAACTACTGTAGATGTTACAGGCGTTACAGCTGAAGGCACACTTGGCGAAGAGACAGTCACAGGTGATGCAAGTGTAACTTTAACAGGGGTTACAGCTGAAGGTGTTCTTGGTGAAGAAACAGTTACCGGCGATGCTATTGTAAGTGTTACTGAAGTAACTGCTAGTGGTGTTATAGGAACTGTATCCGTAACCAGTAATGCTATCGTAAATGTTACAGGTGTTGTTGGGGTAGTTAATTTAAATACAGTGTTAGTGTGGACTGATATTGACGATAGCCAAAGTGCTGGATGGGTTGATATTAATGACTCACAAACAAACAGCTGGTCAGATGTGAATACGTCACAAACACCAAACTGGCTAGATATAGCCGCATAAGGAGATAATATGATAGTAGAAGCAAAAACTTTAGAAGACGGAACCGTCGTTAATAAATATGAAACTTATTTAGAGTGTGCAAATTGTAGTATGGAAGTTGATGCAGAAGAATATAATTCTGGTACATGTTCTGATTGTGGAGAACCTTGGAATGAAAAAAAACACATTACAGTCTATGTAACGAGTCTTCCAATGGGCGGAGAATCAAGTTAAAATAATGATAATTAAAGGATTAAATTATGCCTAGTACTTATTCAAATTTAAAAATAGAACTTGTTGCTACAGGAGAACAGTCCGGTACCTGGGGTACGACTACAAATACTAACTTAGGTACGGCAGTTGAAGAAGCTATTACAGGCTCTGCTAACGTTGCATTCTCAAGTGGTGATGTCACTATTTCTTTATCAAATACCAATGCCTCTCAAACAGCACGAAACTTACGACTTAATTTAACAGGCACGTCAGGCGGTGCTAGAGTTCTTACTGTTCCAGCAATTGAAAAACAATACATAGTTAATAATGGTCTTGCTGATGCTTGTACAGTTAAAAACTCAACAGGTACAGGGATTGCTGTTCCAGCAGGTAAAACAATGGTGTTATTTAATGATGGCACTAATGTTGTTGATGCCACAACACACTTATCTTCTTTAACTTTATCAACTGATTTAGCTGTAGCGGATGGTGGTACCGGTGCTTCTGATGCAGCGACTGCTAGAACTAATTTAGGTTTAGGCACGATGGCCACACAAAACGGTACTTCCGTTTCTATTTCTGGTGGATCTGCTACTGGGCTATCTAATTTAACCACTACAAACTTTACTGCTTCAGGCACAGCAACCTCATCAGGTACACTAGCA